TTATGCATGGCTATTAATTGTCGCAACACTGTGCACAAAGCTTAAAAACGATGAAAATAAGGATATAAGATATTATACAACCGCTTTATTAGAGATAAGTCGTAAGAATTTCAAGACTTTCTATTCAGCGGTTATTTTTATACTCTTAATGTTAACCGATCCTCAGTTCAGCCGATTCTTTTCGGTTGCTCCTGATTTAAAGCTATCAAAAGAGCTTCAGCTGGCGATTAAGAAAATCATTAAAGTTAGTCCGTTATTAGCTGATGACAGTGTATTTAAGATTCTGAGAAGTGAAATCAGGTGTCTATTAACTGATAGTGAGTACGTGCCACTTGCTTACTCTGAAGACAAGATGGATGGTAAGCTTGCCAATGCATTTCTTGCTGATGAAGCCGGAGCAATGGACAGTTATCCTATAGAGGCCATGAGGTCTTCACAGATAACACTATTCAATAAACTTGGGATAATAATTTCAACTCAATACCCGAATGATAACAACGGGATGATTGACGAGATAGACATTTCTAAGAAAACCTTAGATGGACTAAGAGATAGTAAGAGGCGTTTTTCTCTATTATATGAGCCGGATGATGAATTCCTCCTGGATGATAAGTGGCAGAGAGAGGATTTGGTTATTTATCAGAGTAATCCTGTTGCGGTATCTAATCAATACATTTTTGAAGCAATAAAAGAAATGCGGGATGATGCTGTTGATTATGAAAACAAGCGTGAAAACTACCTTTGCAAACACAACAATATCAAATATAAAGGGCTTGGTGTTGAGGGATATATACCGATAGACAAGGTTCGAGAATGCAAAATTAAAGAGGATAAAGAGTTTTGGAAAGGTAAAAAGGTATGGCTAGGAATGGACTTATCATTAACGGAAGATAATACAGCGGTTGCAATGGTTACAGAGGATAAAGGAAAAATCTATGCTAAGGTTTGGGGTTTTATACCTGGAGATAGAAAGAAACAAAAAAGCAAAAGGGAAGGCGTTGACTATGACAGGCTGATAAAACAAGGCGTATGTTTTGAAAGTAGTGGCGAAGTGATAAGTTACAAAGATGTAGAAAATCTTATATTAGGTTTAGAAGAAAAGTATGGAATTGAGATACAACAAATAGGATATGACAGAATGAATGCCATAAGCACAGTACAAAAGCTAGATAATGCAGGCTATGAATGCGTAGAAATAAAGCAACACTCAAGCATTTTGCACATGCCTACTAAGTTGTTAAAGGAATTAACTTTAAGCAAGATGTTTGCTTATGACGAGAATTTAATGCTTGAAATTAACTTCCAAAATTCCCGATGCACTAAGGATACAAACTTGAATTTATATGTAAATAAAAAGAAATCTGAAGGCAAAGTTGATATGGTTGTATCCCTTATTAATGCGGTTTATTTATTGCAACAAGACTTACTGTTTGGACAAGACGATTTTATCATCCAGACAGGATAAAGAGAGGTGAGAAAGTGGGAATATTTAAGCGAAAAGAAAAAAGAGCAGAAGAAGTATCGTTTGAAGATGCTCTTCTACAATCCATACTGGCTAGAACAGAGATAACCAAAGACAAGGCCTTGCAAATACCTACTGTAGCTGGAGCTATAAGCCTTATAGGGGGAATAGTTGCATCAACACCTATAAAACTATACAAAGAAATCATAAATGATGGAATCAAGGAAGTTGAAGAGGTGGAAGATAGCAGGATATCGCTACTAAATGAAAGCACAGGCGATACGCTATCTGCTAACGAGATGTGGAGAGCGGTTATCAGGGATTATTTTCTTGGCAAAGGGGCTTATATCTACATCGACAAAGAGCAAGGCAAGGCAAAAAGCCTGCATTTTGTTGACGAAACTTATATTGCAATACAAGAAAATGTTGAACCTATCTTTAAAGACTATGATATAAACGTACTTGGAAAGCCGTACAAGCCTTATGATTTTATTAAAATCCTCAGAAACACGGTAAATGGGGGTAGCGGAAAGAGTATTATCCAAGAAAACGACCTAATCCTATCTGTTGCTTATAATGCTCTTAAATATGAGGATGCGCTAGTTAGAAAAGGCGGGAACAAAAAAGGTTACCTCACATCAGAGAAGAAATTATCCGAAGAAACAATGACATATATCAAAGAGGCATTCCGGAAGCAATATTCGAACAATGCAGAGAATGTTATTGTACTAAATGAGGGAATGCAATTCAAGGAATCCTCAAACAATGCGGTGGAATTGCAGCTTAACGAAAACAAAACATCTAACGCCGCCGAAATAGGTAAAATATTTCACATGTCTCCAAATTTACTAAATGGATCCTCTGCATCCATTAAACCAACGGAAGAAATTCAGAAATTCGTAAAACTAGCAGTGCTTCCGTTGTTCAAGATAATCGAATCTGCATTAAATGAGGACTTGCTTTTAGAGAAAGAGAAAAAGTCCTATTATTTTGCTTTTGACACCAAAGAGTTATTAAAAGGCACACCGGAAGAGAGGTTTAAAACTTACAAGGCGGCCATCGAAAGCAAAGTAATGACTATCGATGAAGTGAGGTATATGGAGGATGTCAAGCCTCTTGGATTAGATTTTATCAATTTAGGACTAAACGACGTGTTGTACAATCCGCAAACAAAAGAGGTATACACTCCAAATACAAACAAAACGGTATCCCTGGACGACCTGAAAGGAGGTGCAAACAATGAGAATAGAGATCAGGAATGACAGCGTTGTGATTGATGGATATGTGAACGCTGTAGAACGGATGAGCAATCCGGTAATTACTCCGCATGGTAAGGTAATTGAAGTGATTGAACAGCGAGCTTTTGAAAGAGCGTTAGAGAGAGCAGAAAACGTCGAGCTATTACTTAATCACGACAAGGAAAGGAAACTTGGTTCCGTGGTTGATGGGAATTTAGAGTTATGGGAAGACAACATTGGATTAAGGGCAATATGCTCGGTAACTGACAGCGAGGTAATTCAAAAGGCCAAAGAAGGAAAATTAAAAGGATGGTCTTTTGGCATGTATGCCACGAATGATAGTATCGAGGAAAGAGCCGAGGGGTTGCCGATACGGCACATCAAAGATCTTGACATATTCGAGGTATCAATAATTGATAATCGAATGAATCAATGCTACACAGCGACATCAATCGAAACAAGGGCAGAAGGAGAAAAAGTGCTTGAGCAACGAGCTTATGAGAATAGGTCGGTTGTTGAAAATATGGTTGAAACACCCAAAGAAACCATTGATTACACAAAGTATGAAGAAAGAATAGCAAATTTAAAAGTCGGCAAATAGTCGGCTATTTTTATAAAAAGAAAGGATGAATTATATGAGATTGAATAAGAGAGTTGCAGAATTCAGAGCAACATTAAAAGGACTTACAGAGCAAAGAGCAGAATTGGAATTGGAATTACAGGAAATTTTAGATGCTGCGCAAGCTGAAACAAGAGCCATGACAGATGAAGAAAGCACCAAATTTGATGAAATTGAAAACAGGATCAAAGCAATTGATGCGACTATTACTGCAGAGGAAAGAGCAAGGGATATTAAATCTAAAAAAACTGCAAAGACACCAGATGAGACACAAGAAGAAGCAGAAATTAGAGCATTTGCAAATTATGTACGCGGGCAGGCCGGCATAATCATGGAAAATCGTGCAGGTGAGCAGAATATCACCATGGGTAATAACGGAGCAATCATTCCAGTAACGATTGCTAACCGCATCATCAAGGCGGTTAAGGATATTTGCCCTATTTACGCAAAAGCTACCATCTATCACGTTAAAGGCACATTAAAAGTACCAGTATGGGGCAAAGCAAACACTACACACGATATCACAGTAGGGTATCAGCAAGAATTTGTTGACATTACAGCAGATGCAGGAGCGTTCACAAGTGTTGATTTAACAGGATATTTAGCAGGAGCATTAACACTTATCGGAAAATCGGTAATCAATAACGGTGATGTTGATGTTGTTAACTTTATAGTATCCCAAATGGCAGAAGAAATTGCGGCATTCCTCGAAAAAGAATTACTAATAGGTACAAGCGGAAAAGCAACCGGAGCACTTTCCACAGCCACTACATTAACAACCGCAGCAGCAGCAGCTATTACTGCGGATGAGTTAATTGACTTACAAGCAAAGATCAAACAAGTATATCAGCCAAATGCTTGTTGGATTATGAATCCTGATACATTTACTGCAATTAAGAAACTGAAAGATGGAAACGATAGATACTTATTACAAGATGATTACACCAGCGATTTTCCATACAGATTATTAGGAAAACCTGTGTACTTATCAGACAACATGCCCAAGGTTGCAGCAAGTAACAAAACTGTTCTTTATGGTGATTTATCCGGTCTATCCGTAAACATGAGAGAGGATGTCCAAATCCAAATCTTATTAGAAAAATATGCTACACAACATGCTATTGGTGTTGTATCGTGGTTTGAATTTGATTCCAAGGTTACCGATAATCAAAAACTTGCCGCTTTAGTGCAGAAAGCAGCCTAAGGTGTAACATATGAAAATAAGAGCATTGGTTAGCTTTTCTGGTGTTCTTAACATGAGAAAAGGTCAAGAAATGGAGTGCGACAACGATGTTGTACTCCAAGACCTTTTTCAAGCTAGGTACATAGAGAAAGTAGAAGAAGAGAAACCTAAAAAGGATGTGAAACCCGTTGAAAGTAAGCGAGATAGCGACAAGTGATGTTATAAGGTATATAAGAGAAGAACCGGATAATTTAACCGAACAAGAGATTCAAGACATAAATAACTATCTGGTAACTGCTAAAAAGTTCATTAAATCGTACACAGGATTAATAGAAGAAAAGATAGACGAACATGAGGATTTTTATATAGTGGCAATGGTATTGTGTCAGGATATGTACGATAACAGAACCATGTATGTTGATAAGAACAATTTGAATAAAGTTGTAGATACAATTCTCGGTATGCACGCCGTTAATTTACTGTAGGTGATTATATGAAAACGATAAATGCAGGGGATTACAGACATAAAATCACATTCATGAAAAATCACGGTGGCAAGGATGGATACGGCGAACCAATAGACGATTGGCGAAAAGTCACTACATCATGGGCTGCTGTAGATCCTTTGCTCGGTAATGAATTTTTCTCTGCCCTGACAGTTGAATCTAAGGTTGAAATTAAATTCAATAGCCGATACGTCCCTGGCATAACAAATGATATGCGAATACAGCATAATGGCAAGATATATGAAATACTGTCAGCTGTAAACGTCAAGGAATTAAACCGTGAATTACTCTGCTATTGCAAGGAGGTAAGGTGATGAATATTATCGAAAATTCCAATAAGGACAGAGACCAATACGGGCACTGTTATGGTAGCGAAAATATAATCTTAACTTCAGAGCACATAAACGCTTTGCTTAATGGGAAATGCGTTGCTTTTGATGATGGGGAATATACACATTTCCTTTCTATGGCAGAGCCTTGAGCTGATTAACATGGCTAAAGTAAAATTCAAAATCGAGGGCATGGATAAGCTGCAGAAATCGCTTAAAAAGCTTGGGGATGTACCGCAGAAGTATTTAACGGCCGCAGCTCGTAAAGGCATGAATATCGTCAAGAAAGATGCTAAAGCTGATGCTCCGTATCTAACCGGGGCACTTGAAAAAGGTATAATTCTTGTCCCGGAAAAAACAAAACAGGGCAAGAAAGTTTATCGGGCTGTATTTAACCGAGCAATGAATGATGTGTTTCAAAAGCCTAATAAAGATGGCAAGATAACCGGATATTATCCGATATCGCAGGAATACGGATTCTTTGCAAAGAACGGTCGTTACATCCCGGGTTTTGCTTTTATCCGCGGCTCTTTAGAAAAAGATGCAACAGCCGTAGAAAAAACTATAGTTGAGACTATGCAGAAAAAAATTGATGCAGAGATTGCGAAAGGGGGCTTGAAGAAATGATAGAGCAAGCACTCAGATATGAAATTATACAAGCAATACCAGAACTAACGGATGAACTCTATCCCACACACGCCCCTGAAACGTATAAGAAACCGTATCTTGTGTATACAAGAACCAAGACAGATATTACAAAGGTGTTGGAGGGATATACAGATAGTCAAGCGCTAAGTTTTATGTGGAGCGTCATGACCGCCAGATATCCCGATATGGTGGCGATTAGGTGTAAGCTTGAGGAATTGCTTAAGAACATTCCTAAACGAAGCATAGGGGCAAATCAAGACGTCTACATTGAAGATTTATCAATCGACGATATAAACGAAACATACGAATCTAACCTCGGAGTAAACCGGGGCATTATTATTTTTACAATATATTTTTAAGAAAGGATGATGAAATATGCCAGAAGCAACAAGATCATTAGGTACTAAACTTCAGATTGGAAAAGGGCCGACACCTGCGCCGGTCACAGTAGCAAAACTATCCTCTATAGGAGGATTAGAGCTGTCTGCAGATACAATAGATACAACAGCACTGGACAGTGACGGAGGCTACAGAGATTCTATAGCTGGTTTTAAAGATGCAGGCGAAGTCTCTCTTGAAGGTTATTTTGTTCCACAAGTAGGACAAGGGCAGAAAGAATTATATGATCTGTTCGAAAGTGGTACAAAAGAGGACTTTGCAATAGTCTTCCCGGAAAGCTTAGGAGCAAAATGGGAGTTTAAAGGAATTGTAGTGGGGTTTAGTACAGGTGCTGATTTGGAAGACCCATTATCTTTCTCGGCTACAATTAAAGTTACCGGGAAGCCTACATTAACATTAGGAGCAGGGGCGGGAGATTAATTCCCTTCCTTTTTTAGATAGGAGATGAAGAAGTGATAAAATTAAAAATAGAGGGCACTGGCAGAACTGCAAAAGTGTACGCTGATGGCGTAGAAATTAAAGGAATTACTAAATACGAATTAATACACGAAGCTTTAGATATACCAGAGATAAAATTGACTTTAATTGCAGATGAGATAGATGTTGATACTCATGCCATTCCTGAACTACCTGATATTTACAAAAAGTTTTATAAAAGAATAGATGAGCCTACAATATAAGGCTCATCTATTAATGTTACTGATACTCAGGAGCAGATTTGTATAAAGGGCATTCTTTAGCTGTTGGACATTTTCCAAAAGAGGCTAATTCACATTCAAAGAATCCTTTCATACTTTTTCTTGATGTCATATCAATTGTTGTAATGTCTTGATACTCTACATAAATAGAATGGTCTTTATTAAGAGTGGGACAATGACCGTTTATAACCATAACAACATCTCCTTAAAAAATTATTTTCAGAGTGGCATCTGATAAGGGGATTATAACACAAAATAAATAAAAAAAGTAAAAATTTGTAAAATAAAGGAGAATGATAATTATGTTTTACCCAATTAAATTAGATAAAGAAAGAAATTTCAGATATGGAATGAAAGCAATGAGTATACTTGAAGAAAAGTATAAGAAGCCCGTTGCTGAGATTGATTTTTCAAAGTTTACAATGAAAGAAACAGCCACATTCATGCGTGTTGGGTTAATGCACGAGGATGAAAGCTTAACAGATGAAAAGGTCATGGAGATCGTTGATAAACATTGCACAATAGGAGAAGCTTTTAAGATTGCTAACGAGGCATTTAGCGCAGCGTTTGGGGTAAGTACAGAAGAGACAGAGGCGGATACTGACGAAAAAAACGAGTAACAGGCAGCGAGGAACCTTTTACTGTAAAGGGTGCTTTGGAGCTTGCTGCCTATATAGATATGGATTTTCGTGAGTTTTGGGAGATAACTCCAGCGGAATTAAATATAAAAGCTGAAGCATACGGAAAAAGAAGAGAAGAAGAACAAAAAGAAAGTATTTATCAAGCATATCTAATCAGTCGTTGGGTGTGGGAGAAAAAGCTTGATATTGAAAAGATATTAAAACCGAAAAAGCCGAAGAAATTAATATCCGCAAAACACATGCTCAATCAGGTAAAGATGCTAAATGCGGTGTTTGGGGGAGATTTACAGAGATAGCCTCTTGCATTATTTTGGAAAAGCATATAAAATAGTTTAAAAAGCAGGAGGCTATTTAATATGGGGTTATACGGTTCGCCTGACACTGGAAATTTATATACAGAAATAAAAGAAGCGAGAATTAAGCCAGAAGGATATAAGCCACAAAAAAATATTTGGATTTGGGTTGCTGTCGGAATAGTAAATTTAGTGTTTTTTTTGGTGTCAAACAAGGGATTGGATGATATTTTATGTTTAATAGGGTTAGACTGCTTAATAATATTCGGAATATCATTTGTGAGTTTACTTGTGAATTTAATTAAAAGAAGAAAAATAAGATTTGATTTAAAGTTTATTTTAATAAGTGTGGCAATTTTTATTATAACTGCAGTAGCAATGAGCGAGATATAAGGCGAAAAAAACAAATGCAACAAATATTAAATATAAGCACTCGAAAGGGTGTTTTTTTTAATGCAGAGGAAAGGCGGGTGATTATATGGCAATTAAATCAAATTTTATAGTCAGGGGAGGTGCTGATTTTTCTGCGATTAAAGCAGAAATACAGAAAACACAAAAACAATTTCAAGCATTTCAAGGTAAAATAAATGGGCTCATGAAATTAGCAGGTCTTGCGGTGGGAGCAAGAGCGTTAATAAGTTTTGGGAAAGATGCAATTCAAGTTGCTTCTGATTTAACTGAAGTGCAGAACGTTGTTGATGTAACTTTCGGTAAGATGTCAAGAGATGTAAACGACTTTGCTAAAAATGCCCTTAATGCTTATGGTCTTTCTGAGTTGTCTGCAAAGAAATACGCTTCTACAATGGGTGCAATGCTTAAATCTTCCGGATTGGGCGGACAGCAGATGAAAGAAATGTCAAAAGAACTAACCGCACTATCTGCCGATATGGCATCTTTTTATAATTTGCAGAATGATGCAGCATTTGAAAAGATAATGAGCGGCATGTCTGGCGAAACTCTTCCGCTAAAGCAACTTGGAATCAATATGAATATTGCTAATTTAGAAGCATTTAATTTATCTCGCGGCATAAAAAAGAGCTGGAACGAGATGACTCAGGCTGAGCAGGTATTAACAAGATATAATTATCTGCTATCTGTTTCAAAGGATGCTCAAGGCGATTTTGCAAGAAATACGGGTACGTGGGCGAACCAGACTAAAATATTAAAAGAGCAGTGGCGGGAATTCATGGGTCTCATAGGCAATGCCTTAATAGAAATAGGTTTGCCGGTTGTAAAAGCGTTGAACAAGATACTTGAAATGACAAATAAGGTACTGCGCAAAATTGGAGAGTTATATACAATCATTACAGGCAAGAAGCTTATTTCAGAAGCTAATTCAAACATATCGGACAGTGCAGATGATGCTACAGATTCAGAGATTGACCTTTCAAGCGGAATAGATAAAGCCTCTAAATCTGCAAGAAAAGCGCTTGCGCCATTTGACGAATTAAATATACTGCAAAGCGGATTAGGCAGCGGAGATGGTTTTATAGGCAGCGGAATAAACACTAAAGCAGTAAGCACATTATCAAGTGATATAAAAGAAGCAGAAAGCGGAATCAACGGGCTAAAGAAAGAGTTTGATAGTTTCTTTTTTATGCTGGATGATAGGAACAGCAAAGGGTTTTTCAAGGAACCCATAAAGGCTCCGGAAATAGAGTTTGCAAAAATTCCGAATCCAGTTTACAACCCTAATTGGGGATTGGAGTTACCACCTATTCCAGCACCTGTA